GTTCTAGTAGTGTTTTGCATTTGTTACTAAAGCCGCCCGGTGCCACAGACATCTTTCCCAAGGCCAGTGTGACGTGATTCGGTTACCTGTCCTCAAGCTCTTCGGCGCTTAGCCCGGAGCACGAATCACGAGGACCCAGAAATGGATTGCTGCTTGCTGAATCAAGAAGAGATCGGTCGACTCGTCCACTACAAAATCCCCGTCAACCATAAAGATCATGTCCACATAGACATCCAGCATGCCTTAAAAGGTCTCGAGGATGAGACTTTTGATCTCGTCGACCTTGGCGATGGCAAGCACGCTGTAACAAGAACTAAGATGTATTTCTTACGTCGGACCAAGTCTTGCGGCGTCATAGACATAGTTCAAAGAGTAGTAAGTAACCAGCTCGAACATTTAATGCCATTGCGCTAGAAAGGAGAACCATGGCCCTTATTAAGTCAGAATATGCTAAAGAAACTACTCCTACAGGACGTACTAAGAATAATGGCACGAAACTCTTGAGCGCTGGTTATAAGCTTCAGCTCGGAAACCTGGTTGATGAAGAAACTCGCCAGACTTACGGGCTCGAAAGAGGAGCTACGTGGTCAGATTTCATTGCTTTACAGACCGTGAAACGCGCTGTAGGTCTTGTTGCTAAAGAGAACATCTGCTTTACTGCAATTACCGAGCTTCGGGAATCAACAGAGGGTAAGACCCCTGAAAGAATAGTTACTTCTGGAAACGAAGAACTCGCCGCTCTTGCAAAAGCCTTGAGCGGCGAGCCTGCTGAAGAGGTTTAAGTAAAGTAAACCTTCTTAAGGAGCCGGGATCTCGAATCCCTGATCTCGGCTTCTCTAGTGACTGTCTCGTTGAGTATCTTAACCTCGTCTCTTACTCCTGAGGCTGGATGGACCGTAGCGATTGCAGTCTCTAGATCCTCAGCTTCTAGTTCGCAGACTATGCGCCGTGTTACTACGGTGTGGATAACGAATTTCATGCTACCTCCAATCGCCAAGAGCATTGAAGTACTCAATGTCTTCTTGTGTTAAAGTTGCAGGGTAGCGCTGCCATAGAGACTCGGAGCGTGTAGAGCGCTCTATGGTGAATAGACTTTTCCAGATACTTCTGAGGAACTTCATTGTGGCTTCTCCGGATTCTTCAGCGTCTTGAGCATGCTGAAATGCAGGGCCTGTATAGAGGCTGAGTAGCCTCCCATAGGTAAGAGCTCGAGAGCACGGATCAGTAACGCGTGCTCTGTGGGTTCGACGTCGAAAAGAGTGACGTGACTCTCTACGCTAGAAGTTACTTTCATGTGAACCTCCTAGTTCACGAGGCATAGGATGACGGCTATAACCGTCACGATTGCCATTATAGTTCCACAGATCTTGTCATCGAGTGTCATGACTACCTCTAGTAGAGCCGGGAGGGTGAGTCCCGGCTCTCTGGTTTAGAGTTCAGCGGCTTCGCGAACTTCGGTTTCAGCGATAGTGGGATCAACCGAAGCCACGGTCGGGTTAACCACTTCAGCAATACCGAGCTTCACAAGGTGGTGAAGGTGGTACTGGCACGACGGTTCAACTCCACCGACTGCGGCCAAACCGGCGATAGCGGCACGCTTGGCAATCTGCTTGATGCTCAAAGGCTGTGTAGCTTCCTTGAGGATGTTCAGCACGATCCGACGTTGTGCTCCCTTGGGTTCGATGCTCGGAGCCGCTTTCAAAACGTGCAGGCGGTCAGGAACTGGAGTATTCTTAACTACGGCTTCGACTGGGGCTACAGCCTTGGGGACTTCTTCAGCCACAACTTCAACGGTGGTGGTGTTCTCGAGTTTCTTTGCCATCGGTAGTTCTCCTTCTCTCTCCGTTTCGCGGGCTTGAGACCGCCATAGGCCGGATTAAAGGCTTTTACTATCTAATATAATTATATACCAACTCTCATCAGAAGTAAAATACTATTTACAACTGTTTTCAGAGTCCTCCTTAGAGCCGGGAGGGTGAGTCCCGACTCTCTGGTTTAGAGTTACTTACTCTTCGCTGTAGGGCTCAAAGCTTATAGGCTCCTCGTACGCGCTATACGCTCTACGAAGGAGTTCTAACACTTCGTACGCTAGCGTCTTCTCGTTGTTGTCCCATCCGGTAGATTCTGCTACCATGTGGGCTAAGATTTTGCCTCCGAGCTCCATAGAGTCGGAGTCGGAGTCGAGGACTGTGTCGGCATTAGGAATGTGGATGTAGCTTTCGGAATCAGACATGTGGTTCTCCTGTAGTGGTGGTAGGTAGAGTCGGGAGAGCTACTCACTCTCCCGAGCTCGCTAGTGGTGGTAGGTAGAGTCGGGAGAGCTACTCACTCTCCCGAGCTCGCTAGTGGGGTTATTTCGTCTCCAATACTCCGAGCTTCGCCATATTGTGGAGGTGGTAGCCGCAGCTGTCCGTAACTCCGCCACTAGCCTGTAGCCCTTTGACGGTAGCTATTGCCGCTACCTCTGACAGAGTCCAGAATCGGTCCTCTGACTTAAGTATGTCGTATACGATTTGGCGCTGTCCGCCTTTCCATACTGAGGGGCAGTTCGCACTTAGCTTATACGACAGGTCCTTGCTGGTTACTTTCGATTCCTTTACGAGCTCTCCTGTTACGAGAGTTCCGTCTGCGAGTTTAATCGTTACGACCATGGTCGTTCTCCTTTGGGGTGGGTGAGCCCCTGTTTCGATTTGCGTTCAGATTGGTATATATTACCAATCTAGGTATATAATATAATATCCGTAACAGGAAGTATATAAAAAAAATGGTCACCGTACGCCTAAATTCCGGGGCCCGGCATCCGAACTTCGACATTCGACATCCGAACTTCGACATCCGAACTTCGACATTCGACTACCTGCATTCAAGTCTAGCGCTTCGCCTCACCCAATAACCCACCCCTGGGACGGTATTTTAATCACCTAAAGTACATCTCAGGCAACCCCGGAGATACCAAGGGATCACTTGTGCAACGTACGATGATATAATACATATACCGCATTTTGCACATAATTTGCCCTGGTTTTCGGGGCTCACTAGGAGAATAAAGAATGGCTCTTCCAGCGTATTTTGTTCCTGTTCAGTATAATGAGTGTTCGGTAGGCACGACCTTGCAAACCTTAGTCGTGCCGTCCGGAGTCACAGCCGCTTTGATCACCAACCTTGGCCCGGTTTCCGTAGTCGTAGCTCCAGTTAATACGGTAACTCCTCACTCTGGCGTCATCGTACCTCCTAGCACTCCCACTATCATAGGAGTCACGGCTGCCGGAAGCTTCTCTCTGGTTTCCCTCCCGGGCGCGCCTACAAATAGTCCGGTATATGTCACGTTCGGTAACTAAGGAGAAAGAGAATGAGTGATATGTATGCGGACTCTACGCAAGACCTTGATAGCGATGACAGACTAGACATTTTGGAAAGGATCGTCTACATCGGCAATGGTACCCCGTCTCTAGTGACTAGAATAACGGCTCAGGAGAGCTACATGAAACTTATCCTATGGGCTAACGGCGCGATCATCCTAATGCTATTTGGAATATTCGGAACATTGATCGACGCAAGACTGAAATAGGAAAATCATATGTCTGTATTCCTACAATTCGGGGCAAAAGCACACAAGTTTATCAATAGGCATCCTAGTCAAGATAAGAAGTACACTCTTTTGGAAGGCTCGGTGAGGTCCGGAAAGACGTTCGCTATTGATGCCAAGATTTTGGCTAAGCTATGTCTCTATAAAGTGGCGGGAAAGCGAGTCATTTGCGGCGCTACGAAGCAAACAGTCTATAAGAATATCCTGCTTGACATCTTTCAAGTAGTCGGAAAGAACAACTACGCCTATAACAGGGCTACAGGTGAGCTTTTGTTATTCGGGCAACAGTGGTTCGTTATCGGCGCGAAGGACGAAGCGTCCTACAAACAGATCCTAGGAATGACTATTGGTATCGCGATATGCGATGAATGGACCGAGTTCCCAAGGTCGTTTACAATGCAGCTGTTCCTCAGAATGTCTCCTGAGGGAGCGAGACTGTATGCTTCTACAAACCCTGGAACTCCTTCCCACTACCTATACACTGAAGTGATATGCGACCCTGACCTCGAACCTGACTTAGAGGTTATTCACTTCACTCTAGATGACAATCCTAACATCTCCCAGGCAACTAAGAATCAGCTTATCGCTTCTCAAAAGGGAGTGTACTACCAAAGATATATCTTAGGGCTATGGGTCGTTGCAGAAGGAGCTATCTATAAGGATAGCTGGAATGACAAGTGGCTGTACGATAAAGCTCCTATAGGTCTCTACAGTGGTGGAGGACACCAACAGCATGTCATCTCTGTAGATTACGGAACACATAATCCATGCGTCTTTCTAGAGTATTATGATGACGGAGATATAGCCTGGTTAGACAGAGAGTACTACTGGAACTCTGTTAAAGAGATGAGACAGAAGACAGATTCTGAATACGCTGACGACTTAGAGGAATTTATATCCAAGTCTCGCTGTATCGGACGTAGAAACCCTAAGATTATTATTGATCCTACTGCGACAAGTTTCAAACTAGAGTTAGTACGACGCGGACTGTGGGTTATAGATGGTCATCATGAAGTTATGGACGGCATCCATCGGGTCTCTGAAGTCGAATCTACCGGGCATCGGCGGGTTCATGTAGATTGCACTCAGTGGAGAAGAGAAAAAGCTCTATACTCGTGGGATACTAAAGCTGCCTTAGACGGCACTGAGCGTCCTCTAAAGATTAACGATCATGCTCAAGACGCAGACCGGTACGGCATTATGGATATGTTTCCTGAGTGGAGAGAACTGGCGCTATCAGCAGCATAGGAGAAGAAATGAAAAAGTTTATAAGCCTTGCTCTTTTAACCACAGGCTTTTTGATTGCCCAGGCACCAGGCCCGGTAGCTTCTTTTCAGTCCACCGGTGGCGGAGTTATTCCGCTCTATACCACTCCTCAGCAGGGAGTTCCGATTCTATACCCTAGTAATCTTACCGACACGGGAGCAGGGGTCTTCTACAGCGGTTCCGGTCAGACTCCTTATGATTACTCTACCGCGCTCAGCACAGATCTTTTTGTGAAGTGGAATATAGCACGCTCAAATGAAAACATCCCAGTTGTGATGACTGGAATCACGGGAACTGTTAACCTGCAGACTCTA